TCTCAAGTTGTGCATCATCGGATTTGACATTGCAATCTTCAAATTCTCATTGGCTAACGTTACTCTTTGCGCCATACTCATGATATTCGGGTCTGCAACTGGAATTACGTCCACTCTATCGTCAAAATCAGTTTGTTTTACTGCTTGATCTGCACCATATACTGAATATGGATAGATTGGTGGTAAGTATGTGCCAAAAACTTTGGCTAAAAGTCTAAATTCTCTTCTCATTGAGTAGTAACATCGCTTGTGAATAGCGCTCATGACTCTCGAACCACGTTCTAATAGCGAAACAGTCGTACCTACAGCTCTATTTTGCATGTCATTACCGGTATCCATGTTGGTAATCGCTGCAAATTTCTGTCCTGCTTGTACAACAAAGCCCATTAATTGGTATAATGTAGCTGATGGTTCTTTAAATGGTAAAATTTGGAACTGATCTTTGATATTTCCACCAGGTGCATCGACATCTCTGAACTCTCCTGGCTGAAATGGTTGATCATCATCTCTAATTCTTATACCTCTAGACTTAAATCCTGCAGGTAAATTTGATAATGTTCCTGCATCAAGTAATTGTCTTAAAGATTGTGTATCTGTTCTGCTTAATCCACCAATCATGTGAGTTAAACCAAAGCCATAAAAACCTAATCCTGGTAAAAATTTAAAATGTACAAAGTATTCTTTTCTTTTTTTAACTTCACTATCAGGATCATAGTTACGATAGATAGATAAAACTTCTCCACTTCCTTCATCAATCGTTACAATGTATGGAATTTTGACTTGTTTTTCTGAATTTTGCATTTCAAATTCTTCTAAATTTAAATCGACATGCATTTCTAATATTTGATAAGAATATTGTTTATCTGTTGAAGGCGTTACTCCTTCTAATTCTTGATATTTCTTTTCTATTTCTGATGGTCCTTTAGAAGTCGGTTTTAATTCAACATCTCTATAAAATCCTGCTTGTTGTTTTTTAAGAATTTCATTCTCACCCATTTTCAATACATGAGTAATTCTTTCACAATCCATTAAGTCGGTTGCATAATACGGTACAACTAAATCTTCTGCAGGTATAAATTTAGATACTGCTCTTTGCATCACTTCATCATAGTAAACTTTTTTGAATGCAGAGCCTGCAAGCGCTAAATAAAATAATAACTGATCAAACTCTGGAGTATACTCTTCCATCTCTTCAGTGATCATGTAGTTCATAAAGTCTTGAACTCTTTGTGCTTGATCTATCTTTTGAGAATCTTCCATTCCAAGAACTCTAGTTCTTACAGGTCCTTGAGACGGGAGTAATTCTTTATAGGCTTGTGCTTGGAATTGTGTAACAGCTTCTGATAAAAGTGGATGGGTCACGGATGCCGAACCTTTGAACGGTCTCGTCATCTCTGTATGCTTAATACCTAGGAGATCTAAATTATTGGTATAAGATGTTTCCCAATCCTTACGTGAGATTCTATCCTTTTTATAATCGTCAAGCAATTCATTCGACATTCTTTGTAGAACATCATCAGACATATCTTCCGCAAGATTCTTGTAGAAGTCTTCTTGTTCAGACATAGCGTCATCCAGTTTTACTGGACCGTCTTCAGTCGTTTCTTCTAACTCGATATCTACTTCTTCTGTCTCAGGAGTCTCAAGCTCCGTCTCAATTGCTTTATCGATTTCAGCCATTAATAAATTTTAGTTTTCTTATTTCTACCTAATTTGCATTTAGCCATAACAGATCCACCAGATTTAAACAAGGGTTTTTCGAATCTAAAACCAAATAATGATGGTCCTTCTGAAACTTTTTTCATACCAAAACCCATATTTTTTCTTCTTTCGTCTGCTGCTTTGTTTGCTGCTTTAAATTTATCAATACTAGATTGTGAAAATTTATTATCTGTTTTAACACCAAACATTTTAAAAGGCCCACTTTGTAAAACATCTTTCTCTACAATTTTACCTGGAACTTTTTTAACTATATCTGGTTTAGCAATTGGTAATTTTGGAGTTTTACCTCTCATAGCTACATCTGAAGTCATTGCTTTTCTAGCTGAAGCCATTTTATCTCCTGCAATACCAGTAGCAGTTTTGCCACCTAACATCCCTAATTTAGATGCACCGATACCTAGAGCCACAGCCGCTAGTATCTTATTTCGTCTTCTTGATTTTTTTGACATGTCTTAATCTCCTAATAATATACGTATTTACGTTCCCTATAACTTTCCATCTCATCCTCGTCAGCATAAGTAGTTATAAAAGAACCTTGCCGATATCTTAACATAGCTTGTGTCGTACTGTCTACATAATCGTCATGTTCGCCATGAGGGAATGCTGCACATTCCTCAATAACTTCTTGAGCCCAATGTTCGTCTCGAGGATAATACACTTGCCCACTTTCGAAAATAGGTGCAGTGGCGTTGACCCGTGAGTGTTTGTCCTGGCCTCGTCCTGGTGTGTAATCCATCACCGGTATCCCCATTCTTCTAAATTCTTGTAATAAACTTTGACCACTGGCTTTCGCCTCAATGATCACGGTCTCTGGATTCCAGTATTTATATTGATCAAGCGCTACCATTTTTAATTCTGGAAAATCATATTTACCTTTAATCGCATCGAGTAACATAATTGCATCTGGCCCTGATTCGTGAGGCGTGAATATTCCCCACGTAGTAATAGCTGAATAGTCGGCAGTTTCTTTTTTACTGAACGCTGTATCATAACTTTGAATAACATGTTTTAAAATTGGAAAGTCCCCTGTCCATGGTTGCCACCATTCTCGTTTTAAAATCGCACCTTCTTCTGAAGTTGGATTTTGCATATACTGCGCAGACCAGTTTCTAATGGATATAGACGCTTTAACCTTTTCCAGTTCCTCTAGAGACCAATACTCAGGCCAAACGGGTCTCGAATCTTCACCCTCGCCTAAAATGGCTGGGAAAGAAATTGTTTCCCACTTATCTGCCTTAGGTTCATTTTGTGATTTTATTAATCGACCTGTTAAATCATCTTGAGCCCATCTTGTCATTACAAGAACAATTGAGCCTCCTGGTTGTAAACGTTGTCTTGGTCCAGACAAGTACCAGTCAAAAGTTCTCTCCATTGCTGAATCAGACATTGAGTCTTGTTCAGTATGTGGGTCATCGATAATAAGTAAGTCCGCCCCTCGTCCAGTGATTGAACCGCCTACCCCCGCTGCAAAGTATTCCCCACCTTGATTGGTCTCCCAACGTCCCTTAGCTTTACTATCTTCTCGTAGTCTAACATCTCCAAAGATTTGTTTATACTCTGCACTGTCAATTAAATTTCTTACCTTTGCACCGAACCTTCCAGAAAGTTCTGCGTTGTGTGACACCTGCATAATTTTCATCTTAGGAAACTTCCCTATCATCCAAGCAGGAAAATAGATTGAAGCAAATTCAGATTTAGTATGCCTAGGAGGCATATTTACAATGAGCCTTCCTTTTTTGTTTTTAGATATTTTTGTAAACTCATGAGCAATATGTTGATGATGGCCCCACTTATCAGGATCTTTATCAGTACGGCATATGAAGTCTGGCCAAACATTCTTTACAAAATATAAGAAGTTATCCTGACATAATTTTATATGTTGAAGCCACACTTTTTCGAGCCTCTCTCGTAATTGATCGGTGGTCAATAATTCTGCTTTAGTCATCTAGATTCAATATACACCCGGGTCCCCTAAAAATAAACCCCTGTATTCTACAGCCAGGTACTACTTCTATGTATGCTACAAACCTAAAGCTAATTATTAAGAATGTTTAAAAAAAAATCCTAAAAAAATAAAAAATAAAAACTTTTCGTTTTTGGTTTTTGATTGGTACCTCTACGGGTAGCCCAGGCCGTTAGGCCTGGGCAGGGGAAACTATTGCGCGCCTATTCTTTTAATAGAGTTCTTAACGTTAATTATAAAGTTATTATAATCATAACGCTTAAAGATTTGCCACGCTTGTTCAACCTCACACGGTTTACTTAATGTAGGCGCCATTAACTTACATTTTTTATCATGAGGTAAGTTATAAACAGAGTGACCTAGTTCATGTAGTACTACATGTAATAAGTACTGATAACCTCTGTCTATTGCTTTTTCAGTGATCCAGATGTTATGACCTCCGCCCACGCCTAAAACGTTTTTATATTCATGAGCAGATTCACCGATTCGAACATTTACACGCGGTAAGTTAATGCCTCTGTCACGCGCTTCATATAAAATGTTTATAACTTTACGTCTTAACTTATAAACGCTGTCATTCATTTTGTAGTTTTTTATTTCTTTTGTTTTCATGTTTTCCCCTTTGTTAGTTGTTAAATTAAACATGTTTTATTTATATCCCATCTAGATAAGATAGTCAACTAATAAATTAATTTTTTTTTATTTTTATTCAACCCAGGCGTGTACACGCCTGGGTTGTTTTATGTTTATTTAACTATCTTTGTTTTTAACTCTACAGCCTCCCCATCTACTATAAATTTATTATACAGATGCGGGTGCTTCTCCTGGAAAGCTTTCACATCAAAACGCTTAGTATTTTTCCTAACCGCTTCAATATAATAAGATTTATTTTTATATTTATTTATTATAGATCCGCCCATTCGGTCTACAATCTCCAGGGCTTCCTCCTTAACGTTAACCCATAATCTATTATAAGATTTACGTGTGTCATTAATTTCACACGCTTGAAAAAGTTTACTGTTTTCAATTGGTGAAATCGCCTGGCTGTTTTTTGTTTTTTGTTGTGCTGTCATAAATTAACCTCCTTGTTAGTTTGTTGTTTTATGTTTAACACATCCCATCAATATAAGATATTTAAATAGTTGTCAAATAAAAAATTAATTTTTTTTCTAGGCCAGGTTGTACGCCTGGCCTAGTTTGGAACAATTCTAAATTAGCATTAATAGACAGAATATAAAAACAAAGGTGAAGGGATAGAATAGAGCGAATCGGATCCCCATCGCTGCAGCCTTCTCTGTCCTGGTTGGTTTGCGACTCATGAAGCAACCTTGATAAAACTATTCGTTGTCACCTTCCGCCCGAGTCCCTTTGCAACCAAACCCACAACCACGCCCGAAGGGTCTTTAAATCTTAAGTCGTGTTTATCTCCATTTATAACACGTCTGTCCATCCAGGTTCTGGGTAACTTATCCTTGAATACTACAGCAACGTTTGCGCCCTTCTCCATTGCTGCTAGTTGATCCGATTCATTCCGTCCTGAATCACTAAATGTAAAATGTAAATTCTCAAAATCATGATCAAGATAATTTAAGACTTTAGTGTATTCGTAGAATTTTACATCCGGATGCAGCTCCATAAGTGTGCTGCCTCCATCGACTTTCATTCGATGCCAGGGTAGGTCCGAAGTCCCATTGAGCCTACAAGCGAATTTATAGCCCTGAGATCTAGCCCGCTTTTTTAGCTGCTCGATCTCCTTCGATAGCTCCCAAAGAAAACCGTTTTTATTGGTCCAGAAGTAATTCGTTTTATTGACTCTGGCCCTCTGTACTGAGCCCATCTGGCCCCGTCCAGAAGTATTCAAACATGGCGCAATGCATCCTCCTGGCCCTTTGGTTGCCTTTGGACAAACATTCTTACCACTTAGATCATATGGCGCTAGATGCAAGATCGCTGTTTTATATCCGAATGCTTCACCCTTTGCCATTTTGGTTTGGCTGTAATAATTAAGCAGGGGCATAAGCTACATCCTCCCAGTTACCGTTAACCTTAGCTAATTTTATTTGATTACTATAAACACTGCCCGCCTCATCAACTAGCCCAAATTCCGAGCCCTTAGAAAAAATTAAAATAGTTTTTTTTAATCCTTTGCCTTGCTTTGGTGACTCGAGAAGCTTTCCACTGCATAAGATGACTGGGTGCAATTGGCTGCTTTTTATTTCCTGCCCTTTTTTTAGATCTTTAAACATTATCATTTTTTTTTGCTCCTTTGTTAGTTGCGGCAGCCTCAACTCTCATTCAGGGCCCTGGATCTATAGCTTAGGTTTACAACTCCTTAACGGTCCTGACATAGTAAACTACTGCCTTGATATCCCATTTATATAAGATGGCTGCAGCTGTCAACTATTATTTTTATTTTTTTTTAAATTTTTTTATTCTTTATTTATTCCGGTCCAATGAAATCTAATACTAACAGTATTAGGAAAAATCTCGGTATTGATCTCAAGATTTACCTGCGCACTAATACTAACATATATGAAAAAATTTTGGTTATTGATCGCAAGATTTACGCGCATACTAATACTAATAAAAAGAAAAATTATTCTGGTATCAATCTCAAGAAATACGCGCCAAGCTATGCTTGGCGCGTGTCAAAGTCTCGTGAGGCGTGGGACTTGGTTTTTTACGCTTGGATTTTTTTGATTGCGTCTTCTAAATTTTTGAAATTTGCAACAGGAATCACGCGTCTCGGATCTCGGATCACGAAAATTTGATATTCTGAAGAGCTTGACTGCGAGAGTGCCTCTCGCAAGATAAAAGATACGCCACCATTTTTAAAATGTGTCAAATGCCAGTTGATTTGGTACTTGGACAAACCTAAATTCTTGACG